GTGCATCTCTAAAACTGTGTATTCATCGTAGTCTGTCATAGAAGGTGATATGCCTTGTAGCTCATCCATCTTCTCTTTTGCTTCATTATAGTCAACATCGGGACTAGCTTCACCAATATTTATATCACGGTATGTACCGTTCATCTGTAATTTCTTTAAATCATTGCCCGTCATGGTCATAGTATGAGTAAAACGTGGGCTAGTTTCTAAATCTACTGTTTCGTAAGCTACTACTAAGTTTTCAGCTTTTACTAAACGGCTAGTAGCCCTACCTAGTAAGTTATCGTAGTAGATTTTTTTAAATGCACTACCCGCTAGAGGTAGATAAAACAATAAACTATCCATTTCTGGGTCATATTCTTTCATAACCTCAGTAATTTGATAATTCATAAATTCTTTGACCCGTTGATTTTGACTAGCTATCTCTGGAGTTTCTGCTCCCATAACTCTAGTTTTTACTGGACCACCAGGAGGTAATAATTCTTTGTATGATTGTGCTTGAAACTGGGTAACGGCTTCACTTAATAACGGGTGATGTACGCCTGTGGCTCCTGGGAATGGTTCTTCTCTTTCTTCTGTTTTTATACCTAGTAAATCTAAGCCTTTACTAAAAGTATCAAGCCAATCCTGTCGAGAATCTTTATCGGAGTCGTAAGCTTCTAAAAGTTCACTAGCTAATGTGGATAAGTCAGAGGAATCTAGTGACTCAGCAAGGTTGGCTTGATGATCGGTCATGGTAATAGATTCTTGTTCAAACATAGGTATAACGTTACCGTCGGGACCTATCTCAAAAGCTGAAGTCATATCACCTTGTATGTTCATTTCTTCTGGTAGTTGTACTTCCATGCCTATAGGATCTTGCGGTTGACCCGCTAACGCATCTAATATTTCTATGTCGATTGAGCCGTCTTGATCAATATTTGATGGTTCTTTTTCTATAGCCATAATTAATAATAACTCACTTTACGTTTGTAGTATAGTTCTTCCTCTTCCCAGTCACTTGGTAGTTTAACAAATCCACCTTGTCTAAAACGTAACATAGCTTGAGTAGTAGAGTCGACTAAATCGTCGTGATCCCCAGCGGGAAATACAGCACACTCCTCAATAACTTCGTTAGCCCATTTTGTGTCTGGTGCCCATACTAGACCTGACTCAAAAAGCGGGGTACTAGCATTGACCCTAGCAATCTTATCATTTCCTTTGCTGGGTGTAAAGTTTTGTACGGGTATACCTATATTCCGTAACTCTTGTGTTAGGGGTATACCAGTAGCTTTAGCTTCTATAATTACCGTGTCAGGGCTCCATTCATGATATTGTTCTAGGGCTACGCCTTTTAATTCAGGGAATGAGTATTTACCTTTTATACAATCTAGTAAAATAATATGTGCTACTGTGCCGTCGTATAAATCTTCACCTATACTACCTTCTGGGTAAAATACGCCCCACGTAGTAATAGCTGAGTAGTCCGCACTTGAACTTTTTAAAAAAGCTGTATCATAACTTTGTATTAAATAATCACACACTGGCGGTTTATCTTTATCCCACTCCATCCACCATTCACGTTTTATAAGTGCACCTTCTTCACTAGTAGGATTCTGCATATATTGGGCGTGCCATTTAGGACCGCCACGTAAACTAGCTTTTACGCCTTCTAGTTCTTCTAGTTTCCAATATTCTGGCCATAAGGGTTTACCGCTAGGTAATATGGCGGGTAGTTCAATAACTTCCCACTGGTCAGCTTTAGGGTCGCGTGCCGCATCTTTTAATAATTTACCAGTAAGGTCGTTAATATTCCAGCGGGTCATAACTATAACTATGGCGCCTCCTGGCTGTAACCTTTGACGCGGTCCGCTAGTATACCAGTCGTAAGTATCTTCCATTGACCTCGGGTTCATAGCGTCTTGTTCAGAATGCGGGTCATCAATAATAAATAGGTCAGCACCCCTACCCGCTAGTGCACCGCCCACCCCAGCAGCATAATACTCGCCTTTTAGTTTAGGGTTACTCTTCATTTGAGTTTCCCATTTACCTGCTGCTTTTGAGTCTGGGTTTATTAGTACGTCGGGGAATATTTTTTCATAATCATCCGTAAGCATTAAGTCCCTAATTTTACGACCGAACTTAACGGCTAGGTCTGCGGTGTGAGTCGCCTGAAGTATTTTCAGAGAGGGGTTGCGACCCACAAGATACGCAGGAAAGTAATGACTCGCGAACTCACTTTTAGTGTGACGCGGAGGCATATTGATTATAAGCCGTTTTATTTTACCTGTGGCTATACGGTCAAAAGCGTCAGCCATCTTTTTATGATGGGCACCGCCGATGAATGATGGCCATTGGTCTTTTACAAAATCCATAAAGCCAGTTTGACAGCGTTCTACTTTTTTTATTTCTTCTAACCTTTCGGTTAATTCTAGATGTTCTTTTAGTAACGACTCGGGTAAGTCTTTTAGGTTAGAGTCCATAGTTTAACGGCATTAAACTAGCTACCCCACCACCCATCATACCTTTATTTAAAGTATCAAGGAAAGTATCTAGTTTAGAATAAGCTTCAGCGTTTTTATCTAACATTGTAGCTACTCGATTGCTCGCGTTGGGGTTGTTCATTATGTCGTTGTTACGTAAAAGGTTTATTCTGCTTGAAGCTTCTAAACTTCTAGGCTTTAATACCCTAATAGCCTCTGCTTGATCTTTACTACTCATACCTTTTAACTTGTTTACTAGTTTTTGTATATCGGGGTAAATTTCTTTTGTGCCTAAGGTTATATTTGAAGTAGGCATAAGTTTGGTTAATGCTTTAAATTTTCCTGGTCCTACTGCCATACTGGCTAATTCCATCATAGGTCCACGGTCCATGTTTGAAAGTATGTCGTCCCTAGCTAATGATTTATTTAACCTAGCCATAGCGTCGGCGTCTTTTTGTGCGTTGTACTTATCTAAAAAACTTTTATCCATGGGCTATCTCCTTCAGCTTTATTTTATACTCTTTACGGGCTATTTGTAAAGTTTCTTTATTCTGCATTATTATACTAGGCACGGGGGTTGAGTAATGTTCGTCGTCGGGATGTGACCAAAACCACATGGCACATGGGCGGTCGTCGGCTAGATCATTGACTATGGATATAAGGAGGTCGCGATCAGTTGAGGGGTGACACTTAAATAAAATAGCGTCGTAACGTTCTAGGGTTACGTAGTATTGCTCTATGGAGCGTGGATCATAGTCTAGCACTAGTAGTCTGTTATTATCGTATGACTCTAGGGAGTGCGGACATACGGGTTTTATATATTCAAAGTATTCTCTCATAGCCCTGCAAATTTTGCAAAAAATTTTAGTAAGGAGTCCCTAATTCTAGCCTACTGAGTCAAAAAGTAAAGTTTTATTGTTATGAGTGCTTAAATCTTAGCTAGGCGTAAACTCACAGCGTAACTGCTATAAGGGGGGTGGGGGGTGTTCTGTGTGTCGGGTCTGCCGACCTGTGTGCGAGCTCTGCTCGCCAGTGTGCCCCGCAGGGACAGCGTGGTTAGTCCTTTTGCGTGATAGTAAGTACTTACTTACCTGTCTGGTCGCCCGTTAGGGCGTGCTGTAGTCCCGCTAGGGCGTCCTCAGGCGTCCGCTGTTACGCGTCAGCGTGTGTGCCGTGGGCGTAAGCCCACAATTTATGTATAGTTTTTATATATAAATGTTATATACTATACTTTACTTTATTTAAAATAATACTTTACTTTACTTACTAAACCGTAGTACAATATACTTACGTTAAAGGGGCTTACGGTAAAATAGCCCTAATTTTAAAAAGGTAAATTATGGCTAATTTAAAAACTAAAACGGTAAGCGTAACGCCTAAAGTAAACGTAGCTAGTATTACCCCTACTAGTAAGCTAACGTACGTTAGTAAAAACGGGGCGTCTCATAATATTAATAGGGCTAAAAAGGTAAACGGTTTTACCTATACTAACGCCTTAGCGTATTATAAAACTATAGGCTACGGTAAAGCTGACCTTAACTACGATATTAAGGGCGGTAGGTTACTAGCTAGTTAATAGTAACGGGGGGCTAACGCCCCCTTTTTTTATACCCATAAACCAACACGATCACGATCAAGATGTAGAATATAGATCTGTTGTCTTTGTGTCTTTGTCTTTGTGTCTTTGCCATGCGTCGCAGTCATGCGACGCTCGATCCATGGTCCTTGCAGTCCTCGTATGTAGTCCATGTGTCTTCTTTGGTGGGTCATGTGCCAGCTCTGCTGGCTGTGTGGTCCTGCTCCGCAGGACAAAAAGTAAGTACTTACTATCACTGAACACCTCGTTCTTACTCGCTAAAATAAAGTAAAATAATACTTTACTTTACTTATAGATCAGGGTTATAATAAGCTATTGACTAGTAAAGGGTTAATGGTCAATCACTAACTAACTAAACCCTAAAGGAAAATGTATTATGAAAAATACTAAAACTAAAAGTGCTACTTCAGTAACTACTAAAGTAGCTCCTCAGTCCCTTACCTATGTTTCAGGTAAGGCTAGGTCAGATCATAACGTAAGCCGTGCTAAGGCTGTCAATGGTTTTACCTTTGAAAAAGCGTTAGCTCATTATGCTACGCTGTATCCTAAAGGTGCTAAAACTCACCTTAACTATGATATCAATAAAATTGGTAGCTTAGTGCTCAAGTAATTGGGCTAGGTACGGGGGGCTTCGGCTCCCCTTTTTTGTGCCCTAATAAGACGATCATGATCTAGATGCCATGTGCCATGGTCCATGTGTCTTTGTCTCACGATTATGATCCAGAACATCACGATCTTGATGCATGGTTCTTTGTCTTTGGGATGTAGATCATGATCTGTGCACTATTGATCGTATTGGCTATGTCTTTGATTTATGGGGTAGGGAACGTGGACCATGGTGCATGGTACGTGGTCAATATATTTTTGTTTGTGTGTCTTTGTCCGTGGTTTCTTAGTTGTTTACTATAAGGGAACAGTGGAGAGGTCTATGTCTTCGTTAAAAACCAATACATGCTTTATCGTAACTAGTACCATAAACCACCCATTATAACCCCTATTACTTCATCATTGGTAATAGCCCCGTAATAGCCCAGCCAATAACCCCAACAAAAGGACCATGGACGAGGGTTCAAGACCCACACCCTATTACCCTATTGGCTAAAGTGCTAGTAAATTCGTTTTTGCTTTTTCTTTTTTCCACCAGAGTATATAGGTAACAGCTTATCAGCTCATGTTTTGATGTCTGAATAAATACGCTTGATGTTCATCAGCATAAGTATAGTGGCAGATGAATATATACTCATCGGTCATAAAAGTATATAAATGAATACCATTAACGTGGCCATGGTCTTTGAAATTATGTTCTTTCATTTTATTATTATCAGACAATACATTATTTATAACTACCGCAATATCTGCAGAGTCATCCATAGCCTCATCAACATAGTCATCGTGAGCTTCCCAGCTAAACCAGTCACCAAATTTAATTTTATTGTTCATAACATTCTCCTTATATTATTTATTTACTAAAGTAATTTTACTAATGATCAAATTGATGGTAAAGCATACTCATAAAAGAGTAGGGGAGCTTACGCCCCCCGTTCCTCAGGTAAACACCATGGCTAATGGTGATTTTATAATTAATACCATACCGTCATAACTGCCTTACGTTCAGCTGCCACACGGAGCAAGGTTTCTAGGTCTTGTATTTCCCCTAAAGTAAATTCCTCACCGTCGTAGGGTGTATATTTACTACTGGTAGTGTATATAATAGTATCGTCATCATAAGTTTCCCCGTTATCTTCAGCCATTTCTTTAGTAGCTTGTATTAGCTCCCTTAATAATAACGCTTGTTCTTTTAGTATATCGCTGGGTATATAATTATCTTCGTCTTGTTGTATGTACCAAGTATGCCTACCCTC